GCTCTCAAAATAAGGTTCCTGTTTCGGTCAATAGATGCGAAATAAAACTCATTCGATGTTGTTTACTCGGACCTAATGATTTAATTGCATTGATGTGCGCCGCGGTGCCATATCCTTTGTTTGAATTCCAACCATATCCCGGAATCTCAATATCCAAATCTTTCATTACAGCATCCCGTTCAGTTTTAGCCAAGATACTAGCGGCTGCGATTGAAATATATTTATTGTCTCCTCCAACTACAGTTTCAAATGGGATTCCTTCAAATCCATGGAATTGGTCTCCATCGACTAGTATAAAATCAAATTGAGCATTTTTTTGAACTCCTTCTAAGCAACGTTGCATTCCAATTAAAGTGGCTTTTAATATGTTAGTTGATTCAATATCTTCAGGAGATATATGCACAATACAATATGCAATTGCATTTTCCTCAACAATTCTGCGAGCTTCTTTTCGTTGTTGTTCATTTAATAGTTTTGAATCTTTGATTAGGGAGTTTTCAAATCCAAATGGCATTATACAAGCGGCAACGGTAACAGGTCCACTTAGTGAACCTCGGCCAGCTTCATCAATACCAATTTCTATAATTGATTCATCTCCAGAATAGGAGTGTTTAAGTAGTATTTGTCTAGTTTCCATCTATATATTTTATAAGTATTATATAGATGGATTCCAGATAGTTTCTTATTTCTCAGGGTTTTCAACTCTCCATTTATCGTAACGATCTACAACATCTTGAAGTATTTTGGCTCTTACAATATCTTTGTTCTCAAAAACATGTACTCCTGTTCCTTTAATTCCACTCATTAACTGCATAAATCCTGGAAGACCTGCGCTAGCCTTTGGTATATCATATTGACTAATATCTCCAGTTACCAGAACCTTAGAATTTTTACCCATACGGGTCGTAAATAACATTAATTGTTTGAATGAAGCATTTTGGGCTTCATCTAGAATCATGAATGCATCATCAAATGTATCACCTCTCATAAAAGCAAGCGGCTTAAATTCAATAGCGCCTGAAGAGATTAATCCTTCAGTTAATTCATCGCCTACTATTTTTTTAAAATTTGAAATATAGGATTGCATGTATGGATCAACTTTGTCTGCAATATCTCCAGGTAGGAATCCAAGTTTTTCTCCAGATTCTTGAATTGGTTTACATAGGATAATTTTTGAAACTCCTTTTGTTGCTAGTAACCATAGTGAAGTATAGCATGCAGTAAATGTTTTTGAGGTACCAGCCGGACCTGAACAGAACGTTATTTCATTTTTTTTGATTTTTTCAAAATAATCATATTGTGAAGGTTTTAATTGTACGCCTACCAAATCTAATTCTTTTACTACTGTTTTTTTAGGACGTCCAATCGGAGCATTTGTAGTTGTTGGTTTTGCCTTAGTCGACTTTGTTTTACTTTCCACTGTTCTTTTTTGCATACAATTTTTGTATATATTTAATCACCAGTCATCATGACAAGTTCTTTTAATTTCTTGAGTGATTCACATTTTTCATATTCCTCTAACTCAACAAAATATTCTATTAGGACATCTACGAATTTGCTTCGCTGTCCGATCCCGTGCGGAATGTCTATTGTGTGGCTACCATCATTATAAACAACAAATCTATTGATGGTTTTTGTGAAATTTCTAGTAAGTATGTAGTAGCTCGACCTCATCAGAGAATCTCTTTCCTCCCCTGTAATATCTCCCATTCTGATGTAATGTTTTTAAAGCGACTATAGTCGCATATAATATATATTTTAACCGGTAGAATTAAAGGTAACCGGGCTAAAAAGGTTACTATATTATATTGCTTGATAACTTTTCAATTATCCTTTTAAGTTCTTTACATTTTTCATAATCTTCATTATCTTTAAAAAACTTAAGAACTGTTTGTACTCCTTCTATTTTCTCTTCAATAGTTCCATCGTGTTTTAAGGCACCCATTTTACCATTAACAATAGAAGAGTACATTGCCTCCATCATATCTTCTTTAGAGGCTTCGTGTAGTCTTTTTATAAATTTTCTTGATTCCTCCGGGCTTTCTTCTTCAATACTGCTCATTTGGATTTTTTATCTTTTTAAGTAATTCTATTTCAGTTTCGGTTAAAGTTATAGGAAGAGTTCTAAGTTTCACTATAAGATTTCCAAATCCTTCTGCGTTATATATTGGCATTCCTTGTCCAACAACTCGTAGAAATTGTGACTCATGAGAACCTTGAGGAACTTTGATTTTAATAGAATTTAGTTTGGTGTGGATATCAAATTCTCCTCCGAGTAGAAGGTCAATCCAGCTTAGGGTTAATTCAACATAGATATCACTACCGTTAACAATAAGTTCAGGGTCTGGTAAAACATTGACTGTTAATATGATATCGCCAGGAGGCGCAGATGAATTTACAGGGTGATTTGCTCCTCTACCTGGTACTTTAAGTTTTGTTCCAGTTTGGATTCCTCGAGGTATATTGATATTAAATCCACCAGTACCGACATCAATATATTTTCTGACACCTCCGTAAGATTCCTCAATTGTTATATTTAGTGTAACTCTAACATCATATCCTCTTGCTTGCCCGCCAAAGGATTGATTAAACATGTCGGTAAAATCACCTCCAAAACCATGGAAAGCATGTTGCCATGCAGATGAAGTGTCCTGATTTCTTTGGAAATTTCCAAATGGATTATGTCCTCTAGATGGATTATCGTATTGTTCTTTTTTGACAGGGTCAGAAAGAGTTTCGTATGCTTCAGATATTTTTTTGAATTGCGAATCGTCTCCCCCTGTCTTGTCAGGGTGGTGCTCTTTTACAAGTTTCCTATAAGATTTTTTAATCTCTTCTGGAGTAGCATCCTTTGAAACGCTAAGAGTTTCGTAGTAATTCATTAGAGTTTATTTTTTGGAATTTCTAACTCTAACTGTTTGTTTCATTACAGGAATAGGTGCAGATTTAACTTGTTTAATGCTATCTGCTTTTTTCTCGGCAACTAGAGCTGCTTGACCTTTTTTATAAGTTGCAATTTCTCTTAGTTGTTTGTTTTCCATACAGATTGCAATTCTTTCTAGACTATCTGCAATCTTTTTTAATAATTCTTCGTTCATATCGATATACTTTATTAGTACATTATATATTAAAGAAAAAAGGTCCTATAGGACCTTTGCTTTCTTAAGTATCTTATTTATTTGGGCACATTTTTCGTACTCTTCGCGCTCTTCAAAGAGCTCTAACATATCTCCTAGAATTTTAACAATAGGTTTAATATCAAGTTCTTGTTTTTCCATTAATTTAAAATCAACTCCTTTTGAAATTATTGATTCATAATTTTCATTTGCAAGTTTGATTTTTAAATCATACATTACGTTATTCATTTCGGCTTCTTTTTTAATAGTGTCGATTTCGTCTTCTTGTTCTTCAAATAAATTGTTAAAGTCTTCGTCCATAATTATAAGGTTTTAATTTGATATGTAAATATAATACAAATTCCTGACACGGAAAAACTTTTTATCAAAAAGTTATTAACAATTTAAAATGGTACTTCATTAACCATATCCATTCCTGATATTTTAAGCATAACATTCATAGTTGCTTCAACATCCCCTTCACAATATGTTTTTATTTTTTCAAGATTACCATTCCAATACTCTTCAGTAGTACTGCTTGCCTCCATTATAGTTTTAGGAGATGGAATTTTAAGAGTATCGCAGATTAAATCAAGCGATGCACTATTCCAACCTGCAAATTTCCAAATTTCATAAGTATCTACCAGACAGTTTTCCCATGGTTTTTTCTTTTGAAAGTGAAATTGATGAGGTATCGAAACCCCGTTTACAATAGCTCTTTTTATTAGATATGGAAAATCAAAGTTTTTAATATTATGCCCAGCAAATTGAATACCAGGGCTTTGATTAAAAACAGCTTGAGCAGTACCCATAAACTCTGTAAGAATTTCTTTTTCGGTTCTAGTATAAAATGAACGAATCTTTGATGTTATAAAATTGTCTTGGAATTTAATTTGTCCCATAGAAATTACAATAACCTTGCTAAATTCAGGGCTGAGAGCAGACATGTGAGTATACATTTCGGCATCAGTAAGTTTTACTAAATGCGATTCAGTATTTCTGTGCTGTTCTGCTTTTTTTGCCCAATGCTTTACAGCACCCGGTCTTTTAGTACAAAATTCTTCGTAAGTTGGGTATTCTGATGCTGTTTCAATGTCAATAAATAACATTGACTTTAATTCGGTAGTATTATACATTCTTTGAGTCGTTTAAATCTTTAAAAATCTTATAAATTGATATTGGGTATACACATTTTTTTACACTTCTATCTGACTTTTCATTCATCCAATAATACGGGACTCCATGTAATTTAGTCAGTGAATCAATTAAAGAAACTAATTGACCATACATAAGAATTCCTGCGAATTTAAAATAGTAATTCTCACCAATCTTTGGTTTAACTACGTAAATTTTAGGTTCTTTTTTATCTTTTGCCATATACTAATTATACACAAAAAGATAAAAAAGTTTAAAGATGGGTAGTATCTACATGGTCATGTGACTGTCGAAGTATCATGTATCGATCATATGATATACTCATTTCGATCCATCCTCCTGTAATAGATTTGGGTACTTCGTGATGGTCAATTATATAGTTTGGTGGGGTAGCAACTCTTTCTAATAAAAAGTCCATCATCAAATCTGATTCTCTATTATGAACCCATATTTTTACAAATGTATTATTCATGTTCGTTATATATTATATTTGCCGCCATCTCTTCTTGATTAAATCTTGACACTGTATTTAACGGTGCACCTGGATTTTCTTCATACGCCCAGTCTTTTAATCCTAACTCTTCAAACCTGTTTTTGATTTGCTCGTTATAATAATAACCTATTGTACGTACTCGTCTTTGAATATCTGCTCTTGATAGATTATGAGTATTCTGTCCATTTGCATTATTATATAAGAATTGAATATACCCTAATTTCGGTATTTTGCAAGTTATTGTTTTTAAGAAAGTTCTTACAACTAACTCATAATCATCGGCTATTACAAGACTTCTATTATGTCCTCCTATTTCAAAATAAGTAGATCGTCTCCATGCTCTTACGTGATTTGGTACACCAACTATATGCCTAATTGTTTTAGGATTAATATTCTGTTGATTAGAAACATTTAGTGTCTTTCCAGCATACTCTTCTTTTCTATATGATCCGTATCCAAGTGCAAATCCTTCGCTATATGTTAAAGAATTCCAGTTTTCATCAACTTCAACAGTGTCATTAAAAAAGAATCCGGCTTCTGGATGTTTTTTAGCTGCTTTATAAAGGTCTTCAGTACACCATGGAACTAATAAATCGTCATGGTCTAATTCAGCTAAAATAAAACCTTTGGCCATTGAGCAACATCTCCATTTAACCTCACCAATATTTCCACCGCTTTTTTCTCTAAAATCATAAAGGCGTACTCTTGGGTCTTTTGCTGCAATAGATTCTGCTATTTTTAATGTTTTACCGCCATCTGTGGAATCATTTACTAATACCCATTCCCAGTTATTATAAGTCTGATCAAGCAAAGATTGATATGTATTGTGTAGCTTTTCACCAGTATTGTATATTGGGGTAAAATATGAAATCATTGAACTATCTTCTAATCCATCTGGGTTCAACATACTTTCCATAGAGCATTGATACGCAATTTGACCGGCATCTCCAATTGAAATGTCTTTATTAAGATTTAACCATTTTCTCCTAAATTGAAGTGGCATACTTGCCATTCCCGGAAAGTTTTCCCAAGATTCTCCTCTAGTTATAATAACGTCTGGTTTAAATGCGGCTAAAGATGATGCGATATCCTTGTCACTCTTTAAATATTTAATCTCTAAGCTATCATCCTCATAGTCCAATATCTTAAGTGACTTTAATTCAGGCTCATCATCTCCAATATATAATACTTTAGGAACTTTTGGGGTTGCTTTTTTCTGTAAGTAATTGTAGTGTGATAATATAGATGCTGTAAATGTAAACCATTCAGGATGCTCTGCATGTACGGCACTTATAAGGATTCCATCTGCACGATAATCAGGCAAGTATGAATATTCATATTTATTATAAACATCGGTACTAACAATATATTGTGCTAAGTCTACTCCTTGTACTTTCATAAATTCAGGAGCCGCTATTCTATATGTTAAGTTGGTAAAATCTTTACCATCAACATTTTGTGATACTACATGGACTTTTTTGTCTGGATTTTTTATTGAAGCTTTTAAAACATATCCATAGAAACCTTCATGCATAATATTATCATCATCTAAAAAATAAACCCATCCATCTCCTAATTTTGAAATTATAGCGGAACACTGCGGATATAACATTCCTACTGCATCACCCTTTTCAAAATAATATGTTGTTGAATTATCTTTTAAATCACCTAGTAATTCTGCATCTATATCCTTAAGATTTGCAGTGTCAAACACTAAGTGCCAATTTATTTCACATCCGCTTGGAATATTATTAAAAACAGATTCTTTAACAGTTTTTAAATTTTGCAGACGAGTAGCTCGAGTTATTATACTAATTTTCATACTAATTATATTAAAAAAATAAGATTAGTTTATATATTTTAGTACTTTAAATTCCATGTTTGATTCTATTGAAAAGCATGCTCTTCATAATTGGTAACATACAATCAGCGTAAGGGGTAGAAGTTTTAACTTTTGCGTCAAATCTAAAAAATCTATAAGAAGTACTTTCTAATTCTGATCTTTTGATAAACTCAGAAATCTCTTTGATTGAATTTTCTAGCTCTTCAACCTTCTTTAAATTAAATTCACTCCAATTTATTTTAAAAGATAAAGGTTCTACATAAGAATAGACATGAATTTTTTGGTTTACAGTATCAATATAAAAAATGTACCCTTTGGTATTGAGATGTTTCTTTTCTGGAATCTCAGAAATAGTGCATTGAGATTCCACTAGTCTCCATTTATCTCTAATAATTCGATATAGGTCTTCTAGTTTTTCAATTGAAACATCACAAATATCATACATTGAATTAACTCCATCCATTTCTTCTGGATATTCATATTTTAGCGACAATGTATCAACATCAATTCCAGTAATTATTCTGGTTTTACTTTCAATTTCGTCTCTACCGTATTTAATATTGTATAATTTTTCAAGTTCAGTCTCTACCTCTATAATAGCTGAATACAAGCTATTAGCAGCAATCAATTTTTTAATTTTATCGATTCCGGCTAGTAGCTTGTAATATTTTAACTCATAGTCATGAGGTGGCTCGGTTAGCCAATTTAGTTCAAAGACTTTCATACCTATATCTATCTCAAGTATAATAAATTATGTAGGTATTTTTGCTTTATATTACTATAATCTAGGACTTTGTTCGTTTAGTAATGCTGCTTTGAACTCTGTTTGGAGTTTTTTTAGGATTAACTGTAGTTAATCCCCATTGTAAAATAAACCAACTTGCCTCTTTTTCAGCGGCTGCTTTTGAAATTTTCAGCACTTCTCGTATTCTTTCAACAGAATATTTAATAAATGCCTCTTCTTTCTCTGGAGTAGTTTTGTAATCCATGTACCATGATGGATTCGTTTTAACATCTTCGTATGTTACTCCATGGTCTTTAAGTTGATGGTTAATCAATTCAACAAAAAGCTCTCTTTGTTTTTCTCGGTTTGTCATAATGAAATTAATGAAATAAATGTATTTTTATCGTTTAGTCTTACAAAATCAGAATATGAAATATCCACTAGGAATGAATCTTTAAAGTAAGTCGGAGATATAGTAACTGGGTAGGTTTCTGCATCTAATTTTCCTTTAATTATTTTATCCAAATATTCAAGCTCGCCAGAATGTACATAAAAATGAACTTTCATTTATTTTCTAGATTTTGATTTGATAGGATTAATAATCTCGTCGATAATACCATATTTAAGTGCCTCTTCTGCACTTAACCATAAATCTCGGGTAGCATCAGACATAACCTGTTCTGGTTTCTTGTCACAATATGAACCTAACAAATTAAATAGTTCTTTGTTGACTTTTTGCCATTCTGCCCAGTCTATTTCGGCATCTTGGATATTCCCACTGAATCCTCCTGAGGATTGGTGTAACATAGTAGTCGAGTGTCTTAGTGAACTTCTCTTGCCTTTAGTTCCAGCTCCTAATAGTACTGAACCCATCGAAGCTGCCATTCCTGTATTTACTGTTTTGATATCAGATTTAATCCATTCCATAACATCAATCATAGAAAGCCCTGATTTTACAGAACCTCCTGGACTATCAATATGCATTGTTATATCTCGGTCATCTGTGCTATCTAAAAACATCAATTGAGCTTGTACGATAGTTGACATATTGTCATTAACAGGACCTGCAACCCACAATAATCGATCAATCATCAACCTTGAAAATATATCCATTTGAGTAGCTCTTAATTGTCTCTCTTCTAGAATATAAGGTGTCATTGATGATTCAATTTGATTTTTATAGTAGTGCATGTTCATTGAACTTATGCCCTTGTCTAGCATTGCGTATCTTTCGAATTCTTTTCCGTGATTCATTATAGTTTCTTTAATAGTTTTTTAATTTGGGTACATCTCTCATACTTTTCATGGAATGTATAGAAGTCCAGACTTTTTAATATTGATTGCTTGTATGAACCCTTTGGAAGTTCTGCACGTTGTATGTCTCCAGTTTCATGGATAAAATAACATAGTAAAGTTTCTCCGGTTTCTTTGTCAATATTCATCTCGATAAAATCTACAATTCTGTCGTGAAATTCACAGTCGTTTGTGATTGAATCAAATCCAAATCCATCTTGATTTATATAGAACTCTGGAATATCTGTTCCTTTCATGCACTCAATCATATCTCTTTTATATTAAGATACCCTGATAATAAATTATAATATGTTTCTTTGGTCAACACATTATCTATCGTGGTATTTATATTATTTATCATCGAATTTCCTGAGGCGGTTAAACGCATAACTCCATTTTCAATGTTGAAAATAGGTTCTAATAATTCCATTGAGTATTGTTTCTTATGAAGAGGTTCCATAACAATCTTTTCGGCTAATTCAAAATGTCTTTCGTAGAAGTGAATGTTATCGGCATAGTGATGGTATACTCCCAGTTCTAATTCTGGGTATGTTGACTTTAACCAAAGATAAACATGTTGATGTACAAATGCAAAGAAAGGGGCATCAAATGTAAGTCCGTAGAATATATCATTAGAACGCATTTGAACTTTCATATCTAGCTTGTTGTGTCTGATTGAAAAGTTTAGGTACATAGTACATACAAAATCTTTATTACCTTCAAACTGGTATTTTGGCTGATTTAAGAAAGCAATTGCTTGTCTAGTGTTCTTGTCTGCTTTAAGAGAATCAACTACCCATTGTAATTGTTCTCCAAAAAGAAGAGAACCGTAATTTGAATTAATTTCGTTTGTTCCAGGATTTGTTATGTTTTTCCAAAATCCAGAAAACTTATTAATGTAGTCAATATTGGTATCTTTATAAAGGTACCATGCTAATTCACCGGCAAAATACTTCCAATTAAACTCTCTACTAGTAAAATTAGCAAATGGTTCTTTTGGATTAATTTGATATCCAGCATATAGTAATTCGGTTACTTCAAGGTCTCTTGGTTTAGAGACCTCTCCGTGTATTTTTATGTCCGAAATAATATGTTTAAATTGATGGGAGAATGTTTTCATATTTTTATTAAATTACGTCAAAAAAGAACATGTGAAAGAATCTAGCATTTTCAATAGCATCGCCAAAATATTTACTTGGCGCATGAATTTGTTTAGAATCGAATAAAACTAAACGGTTGTATACATTACCAACTTCATCAATTTTATCAAAATTAGTTGAATCATAAAAATTTAATTGAGCATTCTTGCCTTTAAATGTATCTTCAAATACAGAATAGTCTTCAGAATTATCAAATCTTTTTTTACCAGTATTTTTGCCAGAATAGAAAGATGTACCTGTTTCGAATGGAGCATCTTTAGTTAAGAATACCATTCCTGCGTACATCTGGGTATCAACATGAAATACGGGTAGATCGCTTGCTACACAATATTGGAATACTCCATTTGCATAATTTTCATAATTCCAATTTATAATTTCGCGACCAATTATTTTTTCTAATTTCTCTTTAGTACCATCTAGAATAAACTTGGTTTGACTTCTTTTACCTTTGTGATAATCAGAAGGGTTGTATTCTAGATTATTTATTGCAAAATCTCTAATAAAGTCAGGATCTGCATAAAAATTATCAACTACAATTAAACCTTTATTTTCATTATAGAATCCAGAATAATAAGCAATAAAATCATCAATGCTTCCTGGATTATAAATAAGTTCTCCAAATTTAACTTGAATCTTTGCGCCTTTAGAGATATTAAAAACTAATCCAACATTATCATTTGTTAAAGGATAATATTTAGAAACATCTGGACGACTAATAACCGTTAACGGTATTTCACTATCATCGACTATCAATGAACTAACTGGTTTAAAGGAATCGCCGTCTTTTACTAAAATCCAACCAACTGCATTATAGTTATTATCGGATACTTTTGTAATTGAATCAAAAAACCAAAGAACATTTGGATCTTTTGTAAAATTGCTATAAATCATATGTTTGTTTTTTTGTTTATTATACAATTATTTAAAAGAAAGTTTCTCATCTCCTTTTTTATATGAAATCGTGTATGTTTTATTTCCTTTAACAATTTCTTTAGCTAAAATACCATCTGCTAATAAGTCTTCAACATACGTTTGAATTGCTCTTTTAAGAGGTCTAGCTCCATATTGAGCATCGTATCCTCGTTCTGCTAAAAATACTATTGCAGTTTTTGCCACTTTAATAATATATTCTTGTTCAACCATTCTTTCAATTACTTTTTGAATTTCGATTTCTGCAATTTTAGCAACATCTTCTTGTTTTAATCCATCAAACAATACTATTTCATCCAATCTATTTAAGAATTCCGGAGCAAATTTGTTTTTAAGCTCTTTTCTGATAACAGTTTCCATTTCCATTTTGTGGGTGGCCGTAGAACTTGAACTTGAAAATCCAATACCAGCTCCAAATTCTGCAACTCGTTTTGCTCCAACGTTACTAGTCATAATAATGATAGTATTTGTAAAGTCAATAGTTCTACCAAGAGTATCGGTTAAACGACCTTCATCTAAAACCTGCAGTAATATATTGAAAATATCTGGGTGGGCCTTTTCAACCTCATCAAATAATACTACTGAATATGGTTTACGACGAACTTGTTCAGTTAACTGTCCACCATCCTCATGTCCTTCATATCCCGGAGGAGAACCAATAAGTCTACTTACATTAAATTTCTCTTGGTATTCCGACATATCGATTCTAATTAAGGAATCTTCACTTCCAAAATAATATTCAGAAAGTGCTTTAACAGTTTCAGTTTTACCAACTCCAGTAGGTCCAATAAACATAAATGAACCAATAGGTTTTTTAGATGAACTTACACCAGTTCGGCTTCTTTTAATAACTCTACATAGACCTTCAACCGCAGCATCTTGTCCGATAATCATCGCTTTTAATTCATTTTCCATGTCAATAACAATTCTACTCTCATCATCGGTCATTCTTGTTACCGGAATTCCAGTAGATTCTGAAATTACTTCAGCAATATCTTCATAAGTTACTGCTTTCTTATTTAGTCTAAGCGTCTCCTCCCATTCTTTGGTTCTTTTTGTTATCTCTTCTCGCTTGCTAATTTCAAGGTCTCTTAAATTTCCAGCTTTTTCATAGTTAGTAGCATCTGCTGCTTTTAACTTTGCTGCTTTTAATTTATCAGCTTCAATTTCAAGTTCTTTAATAATTTCAGGAATTTTTACCTCTTTTAAATGTACCTTTGCTCCAGCCTCGTCCATGACATCAATTGCTTTGTCCGGTAATTCGCGTTGAGTAATATATCGGTCAGATAACACTACACATGCTTTAATAGCATCAGGAGTATATGATACTGAATGGAAATCCTCGTAATTTGGTTTAATTCTGTCTAGAATTTCGATTGCGTCTTCAAGGGATGGTGGGTCTATAAAGATTTCTTGGAATCTTCGGGTAAGAGCTCCATCAGTTTCAATATTTTCACGATACTCATCGATTGTCGTAGCACCAATACATTGTACTTGTCCTCTTGCCAATGCAGGTTTTAAGATATTACTTGCATCTAATGAACCACTTACACCACCAGCTCCTACAATCGTGTGAATCTCATCAATAAAGACAATAACGTCTGGGTTCTCTTTAAGTTCATCAACGATGTTTTTCATTCTCTCTTCAAATTCTCCGCGGTATTTTGTACCTGCAACTACATTTGCAATATTAAGAGCAATTATACGTTTATTAAGAAGAGTCATTGCAACTTTCTTTTCAACAATACGTTGCGCAATTGCTTCGACTAATGCAGTTTTACCAACACCCGGATCTCCTAAAATAATTGGATTGTTTTTCTTTCTACGAGAAAGGATTTGACATATTCTATGGACCTCTTTTTCTCTTCCGATGATAGGGTCAAGTTTCCCATCTGCCGCTAGTTTGGTTAAGTCCTCTCCGAATTGGTCAATGAATGGAGTATTTGTTTTCTTACTGGTCATATTGTGTATATTAATTTATTATGGTAGTATTATAATATGCGCGGATCCCTGTTATGAATGGGTACCTTTTAAATTGTTAACGGAACGTTGAACGCATTCAGGACATAGTGATGCAGTAGCTTCGGATCCTACAACAGTCCAGTTCTCGCATGGTCCATCTTCAGGCCCGTATTCTGCCCATTTACTCTTTTCTGGTTCTGAATTCTGACAAATCATCGATACGACCTTACGGCCTTTAACTTCAGTTTCTTTAGTTTTCCACATATTATATTTATTTTAGATTTATATTGAGTTATTCCAATTTGTTTCAGGGTAAACTTAAAGAACCTTTGAGTTAAGTGAAAATTTTTTATTCTGTAATTCAGGCCGGGTCGACCCTCTTATTGCGTGGGAAAATTTGGGTTTCAATCATAAAAAAACTAAAAAAATCCACCAGAACGATTGACCCGTTGAGACCCGTTGAGGTACTCAAAATACCATTGAGGGACTATTGGGCGGCCCTCACAAGGCCCTATCAAATACCCATTGTCCTAACTATCCGTCATAGTTCACTGACCTCTTTATAGAAGTATCAGAGTTTATGTGTCCCTCCTTTAGTACCTATTATTAATAACGGACGTATCCTTATAGGGGTTTTTAAATATCCAGTTCTATATGTTAGTTATAGTTCTCTTATTATTAAGATCCCTACAGCACGCCCCCACCCCGCCCCTTTGGGACTCTATGGGATAGAGGTCAATTTTATTTTTTTCTATAGGGATTCGCTTGGGGACTTAGAGGACCTTTGAGTACCTCAGAGAGGTGAGAGTACGGTGAGA